GGCATAAGCCAGCAGACCCTTCGGCTTGTTCACGCCGTCGCCGGCCAGGAATGCCAAGCCTTCCTGCTCCGCGAACTCGCGGGCGACCTCTGCCGACAGCCAACCCTCCGCGTCGAAGAACATGTCATCAAGGCTGGTTTGGGTGGCTTGCGGGTTGGCGTAAATCTCGCCCATGAAGGCGGAAATCTGCGCCAGGGTCGGGGTGCCGGTGGCCGGGCGTGCGGCGGTCTCGCCTACCCAGCCGGAACCAGCGCCACCGAGGTTGACCAGGCGCTTGTAGTCCGGGGTCGAGACAGTGATCTGGTTGCAGATCGAACGCATGGGCGACTCGTCGCGCAGCAGTTCGATGATGGAGCGGTCCAGCTCTTCCGGCACCGCGTAGCCGCCATCCGCGTCAACGGTGGTCTGCAATGCCTTGGCTTGCAGTTCCGCCAGGCCGTCATCCTTGCCCTTACGCACAAACTGCATGAAGGCGGTCTTGTGCTCGGACACGGACTTGCTGCCTGCAGCGCCTGGCCGCTTGGCGTCGGCCAGTTCCTTTTCCAGCGCGGACTTCAGCTCGTCCAGCTCGGACAGCTTGCCGTTCAGGGTTTCGACCTGGCCAGCCAGCTTGCCCTTCTCCGACTCCAGCGCCTCGACGCGCTTGTCGTTGACGGATTTGAACTCGTCGAACTTCTTGCCGAGGGCTTCGGCGACTTCCTGTACGTCTTTGATTTCAACGGCCATGTGGCCTCCTTAAATGCGAGAAATGAGGGTTTTCAGGGATTCAAGCGCTTCATCTGCCGCCGCCTCTCGCGGGGAGATCGCGCCGTAGCCTTTGGCCATAAAGGCTTTGGCTTGGGAGCCGGAAAACCCAACCTCTCGAAGGGCCTTCTCGACCTTGCTCGGCGGCGGCGTTTCGCCACGCTCAAGCAGGGATTTCACGTTGGAAATACGCGCTTCATCGTTCGCTGGGAACGTGACCAGGGAGACTTCCCACAGGTCGATATCCTTGAGAATGAAGGCGTCTTTCTGGTTGTCGTAGTCGTAGTCGTTGAGGACGTAGCCGATGGACAGGCCCGACAGGCTGCCGGCCTTCATGTGGGCATGGGCGCGCTTGGCGAGCGGGTCATCGTCGATCAGCAGCCGGCCCTTGAGGAAAAGCCCGGTTTCGTCCTCGCGCATCTCGGTATAGATGCCGATGGGCTCGCTCATGTTGTGCTGCCACAACAGCGCGGGCATGCGGCCTTTCTCCTGCCAGGCGGCAAGGGACTTCTGGAAGGCGCCCGGCACGATGATGTCGGAATAGCTGTCTTTCACGCCGAAAACGGAGCCGTAGCCCTCGAATTCGCCGCTATCGCTCACCGATTTGACGGTCAGCGGTATATCAAGGCGCTGCTTGGTCAGCATTCGCGGCCTCCGGGTCGGTTGTCATGTTCATCGGGGTCAGGTAAACGTCGCCGCCGTCGCGCGGGTTGAGGTCTTCCAGTTCGCGGCAGTCGTTGGGGCTCAAAATCCCCCACTGAATGCCCTTGCCATAGCTCTCATAGCGGCCTTTGAGGTCGCCGCGCAGCAGCGCCCCGGCATTGAATTTTGCGTAGTGGTTGGCCCGGTCCTTGTCGTTCAGCAGGCCGACGCGAATGCGGTTCTCGATGCGCGTCAGGTAAGGCACCAGGGCGTAGTTGACGAAGGACAGGCCGAGGTTTTCCACGTTGTTGAACGTGGCCTTCTCCAGGCTTGCGACCAAATGCGGCGGCACGCGGAAAATCGCGCAGATTTCGTCGCGCTGCATCTTGCGGGTTTCAAGGAACTGGCTGTCTTCAGCGTTGAGGCTGATCGGCTTCCAGTTCAGGCCCATCTCCAGAATCATCGGCTTGTAGGCGTTGGCAACGCCCATGTGCTCGCCGTGAAACTGCGTCTTGAGCCGGTTGAACGCCTCATCCGTCAGCGCCTGGTCGGTTGCCAATACGCCGGAAGTAACCGCGCCATTGGTGAACAGACGGCTGCCGTGCTCTTCGGTGCTCAGGCCGAGCGCGATGGCCTGCCGGGCGTAGGCAATGGGGTTCAGGCCATGCAGCCCATCCAGCGTAAACAGGCGCACATGCCAGATTTCGTCCTGGCTGAGGGTGCGCTGGTCGCCGTTTCGGAAGGTGACCTTGTAGGAAACCGTCCAGTCGTCATTCAGCTTTGGCGTAACCGATCCGGGATCTATCGGCAGTAGCTCGACAACTTGACCCAGGGCGTAGACCTTGTAGGCGAAAAAGTTGCCGCGCAGGCACAAACATGCAATCAGCAGCTCCCAGAACTCCTGACTGGTCATGTAGCCGTTGGGCGCCACGCTCAGTAGGTAGTTGAGCCGGTGAGAGGACGCCGTTTCGATTGCTCGCCCATTCTGCTTGACCAGGCGGCAAGGCAGCATCCCGACCGACTCAGCCAGCACGCGGACGCAACCGAAAACGGTCGTCATCTGCATGGCGCGGCTGGTCGTGACCTGTTGCCCGGTGACGGTTTCGTAACCTGAACCAAGCGCGGCCGCCAGCTTTTCGCTGGTGTCTATCAAGACCGGATCGCCCTTGACGCCGAACAGGCCGCGCAGCTTGTTAATCATGCCCATTAGAGCGTCCTGATTCCGTTTTTGGTGATGTGCTCGGATAGGCTCGGGGCGCTGTCAGCACCGGCAATGGCGCGACTCAGCGCCATAATCAGCCCAACAACGCCGTCGATTTTGTTCTCCGGGCGTTCTTTGTTCGGGTAGATGTTGTCCTTTACGTCGAGCTTGGCGACGACGTTGGAAACCATCCACGTCAGCACCGGGCAGTCGCCGTGCGCGAGCTTGCGCTGCAGGACCAACGCCTCGACTTCCTTCATTGGCTCGCTGATGTTCTGCACCGTCTGGCGCACCTCAACCATCGGCAGCCCTTCCAGCTCCATTTCCTGAGCAAGTTGGGTGGCCTGCCACGGGTCATAGGCCACTGCCTGCACATCAAAGCGGCCGGCGAACTCGCGCAGATCCTCTTTGATGACCTCGAACTCGATCACCTCGCCATCGGTCAGCGTCAGCAGGCCGAGCGCGTCGAACTCGCGGTAGCGGGCGGTATTGCTGTCCAACTCCTCGATAACGCGCGCTTCCGGCAGGTAGTACCGGCCGTGGACGTGCCAGAGCGGGTCGCCCTCGACCGGCGGGAATAGCAGGACGTTGCCGGCAATGTCGATCTTGCTGGCGAGGGCGAGGCCGATAAAGCAAGGGCGCCCGTCCAGTTCGGCGAGACTCTTGCGGGCCGGGGCTTCCTTCCAGCGCAGCATGTTCAGCCAGGCGTTCTTTGCACCAACCCATTCGTTCAGGTGCTTGGTGCGGAACGTGGCCTGCTTCGTGGCCGACTGCATGGCGTCACGCTGGCGAGCCAGCAAGAAGTCTTCGCTGATGGATATGCCGAAGTTCGGGTTCGCCTTGCGTAGCGCCTCCTCGCTCGTCCATTCATCGCCCGGATCAATCGTGAACAGCGCCGGCCAGAGGTCGGGGCGCTCGATCACGCCTTCGAGCATGCGTTCGGAGTCGCGGACTAGCTGATGGCAAGGCCCGCCAATGTTCGAGCCGGCCGTCGTGATGACCAGCATCACAGGCTGCTCACGCGCGCCCATGCCGGTTTCCATCGTGTCGAACAGGGTCGAGTCTTGGTGTTCGTGGTACTCGTCGACAATCGCGCAGGATGGGGACGAGCCGTCGCCGGGCTTGCCGATTACAGGCTCGAAGCGGCTGCCGTCTCCCAGGCGAACCATGTTCGAGGCGTTGACCTCGACGCCGAAGTGCTCGCGCAACTCCGGGGTCCGCTCGATCATCTGTTTGGCAGGGCGGAACACTTCCCACGCCTGCTTCTCAGTGGTCGCGCCGCTGTACACCTCGGCGCCGAACTCGCTGTCAGCGGTGAACATGTAGACGCCCAGGCCGCCGCCGATGATGCTCTTGCCGTTTTTGCGCGGGACGAAGACCAGCAGCGTGCGATAGCGCCGGGTGCCGTCCTTCTTGCGCAGCCAGCCGAACGGGACGCAGACGGAGAACAACTGCCAGGGTTCAAGCTTGATCAGCTCGCGCTTACCGGCCCACTTGCCCTTCGTATGCGGCAGCAGTTGCAGGAACTTGGCGACCTTCTCGCCCTTGGTCGGGTCGAATTTGTATGGATAGCCGTCCGCGCTCTGCTGCTTTAGGTCGTCCAGATGCTTCTGACACAGCAGAACAATCCAGCGACAGGCGACTATCTTGCCGGCGACGACCGCGCGCGCGTAGTCCTCCGCCAGCTTCATCAGCGGATATTTCGTTTTCGATGCCATTAGAGATCCGCGAAGGGGTTGCCCTTGGGCGCCTCTTTCTTGCCGCCGACCTTGGAACGGTCAGCCGGGGTCATGCCGAATTTGCCGAGCAGCGCTTCGAGGCGTACCAGCTTGGCACCAGGGAACTCGGTCGGGTCTGCGCGGAACTGAGCCAGCAGGTT